AAGTCCGCGGCGATCTATCACCGTTCACAATGACCATTTCGCGCGATGCGCTAACGGAGTTCGAGCGCCAGGCTGCTCGACGTGGAACGAGCGCGGCGATCCTCGCCGCCGTTTGTATCGAGCTCATCGCGACCGACAATCTCTTCGCCGCCGTGCTCGACTGCTGAATGGATGGAAATGACCATGGCGTCTACGGGCCCAGATCTAGGCCGGTTTATGGAGCCCGTCGCGCGCGCCGTGCTTGGCGATCCGAACCCTCGCATGTCGAGCAAGGCAGAGCTGCGCTTCGGCACGCACGGATCATGGTCTGTCGATCTCGAGAAGGGCACAGTTTTTTCGCACGAGCTCAATGAGGGCGGCGGCGTTCTATGGTTTCTTGAGAATCAGAAAGGCCTCGCCGCCGGCGCGGCTTTCGACTTCATGCGCGAGCTCGGCCTCGATGTAGGCGAGGATCGCCATCACAAAGGCACGAACGGCCATACGCGCCAGGACTCGGCCGAGCGCGTCGTCGAGGCGACTTACGACTATGTCGACGAAGCCGGCGCCCTTCTCTACCAGGCGCTTCGGTACGTTTTCCGCAATCCTGACGGCAGCTTCACCGTCGACAAAGATGACAAGCGTCGAAAAACATTCTCGCAGCGGCGCCCTGATGGCGCCGGCGGTTGGGTATGGAACCTCAAGGGTACGCGGCTCGTCCCTTACCGTCTCCCGGAACTGATCGAAGCAATTGCTGAGGATCGCCAGGTCTTTATCGTCGAGGGCGAAAAAAAAGCCGATCTGCTCTGGTCATTCGGCGTGCCGGCCACATGCAATCCGATGGGCTCGAGCAAATGGCCGGACAGCTTCGCAGACATCTTCCGTGGCGCCAGGGTATTGATGCTGCCGGACAATGACGACGCTGGTCGCAAGCACATCGATGTCGTCGGCGCTTCCCTCGCGCCAGTGGCCGCCGATCTTCGTGTGCTCGCGCTCCCTGGTCTGCGCGCCAAAGGCGATGTCGTTGATTGGGCCGACGCCGGCGGAACGGTCGAGCAGCTCTATTCTCTCGCCGAAGGCGCGCCGGCGTGGTCGCCGGATATGAGGCAATCCCGCTTCGGTCTGGTCATGTGGGCCGATCAAGATCAGCCAGGCGAGGAGTATGAATATCTGATCGAGGATTTGGCGCCGGAAAGCGAGCCGATGCTGATCATCGGCGAGTCGCAATCCGGCAAATCGTTTTTGACGACCCACATGGCGATGTGCGGCGCCCGGGGCGAACCGTTTTTCGGGCGGCGCGTGCTCAAGCCATTCGGCGTGGTTTATTGCGCATACGAGGCCGGCAAGGGGTTTCGCGATCGCATGCGCGCCTATCGCCGGCATTTCGGGTTACGGCTCGACGATCTTCCATTTGGTGTACTGACGAAGCCTGTGGATCTCTGGTCAGATGCGGTGAATACCGATGCGCTGATCGAGGAGATCATGTGGATTGCCGATCAGAAGTTCCGCGGCGTTCGTCTCGGCGCCGTCGTGATCGACACTCACAATGCCGCTACGCCAGGAATGGACGAGGTGGCGAGCAAGGATTCCGGCGTCATCCGCGATCGCTACAAGGCGATCATGGGCGCTACGAAATCTGCGTGCTGGATCATCGGTCACAAGAACGCGGCGGGCAAGCACCGCGGCAACGAGCAGCTCTACAACAACATCGAGACGGCGATCGATATATCGAAGCGCCTATCCGAAGATCGCGAGCCGGTGCCGCTGCGCGACGCCGAAGGGCATGCGTTGCGGCGGATCAAGGTGCTCAAGCAACGCGAGGGCCTCGACGGCACCACCTGGGAATTTGTGCTCAGGAACGTCGACGTCGGCCGCCTGGATAAATATGGCAAGCCCAAGACATCGTGCGTGCCGGTAGAGCCGGCTGAGGCGGGCAAGAGCGGCACGCCTGGCGCCGCGGTGCTATCGCCACAGCAGCGCCGGTTCATGGATGCGCTATTCGAGGCCCTCGATTCCCATGGTACGGCTACGGCCAGCATGCTCGGTCTGCCGCGGTCGGTCGGCAAGATCGTCGATTACAATCACGTCAAGAAGATATTTGCGCGCCGAGAGCTCAACGACGGCGAGGATCCGCGCGATCATTCGCAGCGGCTTCGGACCGCGCTCAGCCGTGCGCGCAAGGAGCTCGGCGACCGCAAGGTCATCGGCGCCGACAATCCTTACATCTGGTGGACCGGGCGGCCGATCGAGGGGATGACGACGGGCGCGCCTTCGAGCGCGCCAAGGGCCGACGAGCCGGAGTTGCCTCACGATATCGAGGACTTCACACGGTGAAGACGAGGCCGTCGTTACGGTTGCGGTTGAGTGTTTTGTAACAGTCGATGTAACGCACGAAAATGAATAAAAACAGTGACTTACCAAGCGATGAGGCTAAGGCGTTACATTATATAGAGCCATCGGTAACGCGCGCCGTAACGACAGCGCCAGTACCGCTGCTCAACCCGAAGCCGCTACCCGTCGCCTGGGATGCCGAACTTGTCGGCGAACGGCTGATCGAAGCGTACAGGACGATTGCTCGCATGCGCATCAGTGTTGGGCCGCGCCGCTACGCGAGCGCGTGGCCTGGCTATCAATCGATGACGCCCGGCGAGATTACCGAGCTCATGAACGAAGCGCAGAAATCTGGCACGCTGCGGCAGCTCTATGCCGACCTAAACCGGACCAAGATCCTGCCATCCAAAGAGGCGATCGAGCGCGCAGAAGAAGCTTTAGCTTGGCCGCTCAAGTATCTGCACACGCGCGATGATCTCGCGATGCTGGTGACCGGCTGGGCTGCCGGCATGTTCCGCAAAGACGAGACGCCGGGCCCGGCTCGCGAAGGCCTGCGCATCATAGCCAGACGACTTGATCGCGATCGCGTGCCGGTGCGATAGAACGCGGTGGGATGGGCGATCGATTGCTGCAGGCGTGCATCGATGAGTTCGGCTTGGCGGCAGTCCATGTCGCCCGCGATCCACCACGGATATCTTCAACAGCTAATATTGATCAGCTAATCAAGCTCGCGCCGGCGGCGGCCTGGTGGGTGTCGGCGGCCGAGGCGAGTGCACTCGCGGCCGCATCGCGCCGCCGAGCGGCGAATCAAACCGGTGTTACGGCCATCGAGTGCGTTACCGTAACGGCATCAGAGCGTGCAGTAACGCTCACACCCCACTCCATGGTGCTGCAACGCGCACAAAATTTAATTGGCAGAGTTAATAAAATCTTCGAGCAGATGAAAAGTGCCGGTGAATTGCGGACAATCAATGCATCGTATCGGCTTAAGCGTGAGCGTAATGCCAAGCGCGGCCGAGCAACGCCACCATTCTCCCAATTCGTCGAGCGTTACAAGCGTGACATTCTCGCGCGTGTCGCTGCAGAAATCAGAGCCAACCAATTGCCGCGCCGATAGAAATGCAACTTTAACTGATAGCGTTTTCCGTCACCTGGATGATCACCAGGTAACGCAATGTAACACCCCCGTAACGCCCAACAGTAACGTTTTCAACCAACGCGAGCAGCTTGACGACGATTCAGGATTTCAGGCATTACGCGCGTGCGCCCACGTCTCTTACTCCGTCTTGAAGGAGCGAGCTGACCCCGAAGGGGTCTAAGCGAGCGCTCCTCTGCAGTAAGTTCGGACGTTCAGTCTTCAACTTCAAACTCAGCTTTCATTCAGTGCACTGTCCGGACAGACGGTCATCGCGTCGCGACGATCTTCGCGGCCCGGCGACTGGCGGCCTTGAGGGCCGCCGTCCGATAGGCAATCCGTCAAAGAAAATTTGCAACGGTGCAAAGAGTTAAGATTTCAAATGGCCAACCCCAGAGGACAGCAACGCGACAAGCCGTTCCTCGCGGCACTTCGTCTCGAGATCGCGGAGCTTGCCGAAAATCCGAAAGGCCTGCGCGCTGTCGCAAAGAAGCTCATCGAGAAGGCCGCTGGCGGTGACGTCTCGGCCATCAAGGAACTCGCCGATCGTCTCGACGGCCGAGTACCGCAAGCCATCACCGGCGAAGACGGTGCCGCACTCGCTCTCGGTTCAATCAACATCTCAGCGTTGAGCGATGCCCAACTCGCAATCCTTATCGAACGTCTCGGACTTGCCGTCAGCGTTGCCGCGGGAGCTGCTGGGGCAAGTTCTGACAGCGCTGAAGGCCGAGAAGGAACGCCGACGCAAGAGCGAGACGGCTCGGTTCACTAAGTGGCGGGCCGATCCGGTCGGCTTCGTCAACACGGTGCTGCTCGGCTTCTTGTGGTCGAAGCAGCGACAGATATGCGAAAGCGTTCTGCGCAATCGGCGCACCGCGGTGCCGAGCTGCCACGACGTCGGCAAGAGCGCGATCGCCGGCCGGGTCTGCGCCTGGTGGCTATCGGTGCACGAGCCTGGCGAAGCGTTCGTCGTCACGCTGGCGCCGACCTATCACCAGGTCCGCGGCATCCTCTGGCGCGAGATAAATCGCGTGCACGGCGCCGGCGGGCTGCCCGGTCACACCAACCAGACGGAGTGGTGGATCGGTGGCGAGCTCGTCGGCTTCGGCCGATCGCCGAAGGATACCGACCCGACGGCGATCCAGGGCATTCACGCGCCGAAGGTGCTGGTCGTCGTCGATGAGGGCTGCGGTGTCGGCAAGGAACTGATCGACGCTGCCGACACGCTGATCGCGAATGAAGACTCGCGGATCCTCATCATCGGCAACCCCGACGATCCAAACACCGAATTCGCCGAGGTGTGCAAGCCCGGCTCCGGCTGGAACGTCATCCCGATCAGTGCATTCGACAGCCCAAATTTCACGGGCGAGGAGGTGCCGGAGTTTTTGCGGCCGCTGCTGATCAGCAAGACGTGGGTCGCCGAAAAGCTGAAGAAGTGGGGCGAGCAATCGCCGCTGTACCAGTCGAAAGTGCTCGGCAAGTTTCCGGAGCAGTCGACTGACAGCCTGATCCCGATCTCGGCGCTCAATGCGGCGAAATCGCGCGAGCTACCGCCCGGCGATCCGAATGAGCTCGGCGTCGACGTTGCGCGCTTCGGCGGCGACTCGACGGTGATTATCAACCGCCAAGGTCCACGGGCCAAACGCGTTGCCAAGGATCAAAACCGCGACCTGATGCACGTCGTCGGGATGGTGATCCGCTCCATCAAGGAAACCGGCGCGCGCGCGGTCAAGATCGACGACATCGGCCTCGGCGGCGGTGTGACCGATCGGCTGCGCGAGCTCAAATACTCGAGCAAGCCCGACGATGCCGAGGCGAAGGCCGTCCTGGCGAACGTCGAGATCGTGCCGATCAATGTCGGTGAGGCACCTGGTACGAATCTCGCGGACGAGCGCTTCAAAAATCTGCGCGCTGAACTCAGCTGGGGCATGCGCACCAGGTTCATCGACGGATCGATCGCGCTCGAGGGCGACAACGATGATCTGCTCTCGCAGGCCGCGCAGATAAAATACAAATACACGAGCTCCGGCGAGATCCAGATCGAAGCCAAGGCCGACATGAAGAAACGCACCAAGGGCGTTTCTCCTGACGACTGGGATGCGCTGGTGCTCGCCTTTGCTAAGCCGCAGTTCGCCGGCGCCGGCGTCTTCGAGTTCTACAAGATCGAAGCGCAAAAGCTGCAAGACCAGAAGGCGCAGTCGTCGTCTCCTGCCATCGCGGCAAAGAGCGGCGTCGCGCTGAGGATGCCGGCCGGAATATCCAACATCTCCGGGCTCGATGGGCGATCGTATCTCGTAGGCATCGGATCGCTCGTTACAGTGCATCCCGATGACGTGAATGCGCTGGTCGCGATCGGTGCTGAACGAATGTTAACCACGCCGCCCTGACAGGTGGTCGAGGAGTCGAGTTTATGAGCGGCGCCGACTGGATCATCGCAGCGAGCATCGGCTTTATGATCGGCGTGATTGTTTGGTCAGCGAGGAGACGACGATCGTGATCGAGACGGCGCTTGCAAATATCCAGGCGACGATCGCTGCGGCTGGCCCTGTGGCGACCGCCACCGCGTTCCTCGCCTCGCTCGCGCTAGCCGCGTTCCTCGGCACCGTTCTGTATCGCCATAGCTGAAGGCCGGCGATGTGGATCCTGCCGACCCGCGGCCGACCTGAGCGTTGTCAGCAGGCGCTCGACAGTATCGCCGCAGCCGAGACGACCACGCCGGGCGTCGTTAGCGTCGGCGGCGATATCGACCCGGCTTACGAGCAGCTGAAACTGCCGGCAGATTGGCGCATCGAGTTCTCGGATCAGCCAGCGCTCTGTCCGCGGCTCAATGACGTGTTCGAGCGCAACCGCGATGAGCCCTGGTATGGTCTGCTCAACGACGACTTCATCGTCGAGACGGCCGGCTGGGATGTGAAGCTCTCCGCCGCCGCCGGTCGCCACAACATGGCGAGCTTTGACGACGGTTGGGTGAGCGCTCAAAATCCAATCCTCACCATCAACACGTTCGGCGGCGATCTGGTGCGAGCGCTCGGCTGGCTCGTTCTGCCTGGCGTCAAACATCTCTACGCCGACAACCTATGGCACGACCTAGCGCGCGCTCTCGGCAATCACGTCCATTGCGACGACGTGAAGATCGAGCACCGGCACCACATGAACGGGAAGGCACCAATCGACGCCACGTATCAGGCAGGCATCGCATGCCAACCTGAAGACGAGCGTGTCTATCACGCGTTTCGCGAGCATGGCTTCAACGATGCGCTCGGCCGTGCTCGCCGATGCATCCAGGGCCTGCAGCCGTGATCGACGGCGGCGCCATCCTGGTCGCGGCCATCGTGGCGATGACCGTTTTCATCGCGCTCGAAGCCAAAGGCATCATCTGAATGGCGAGCAAAGAGATCGCGCTGACATTACGGCTGCCATGGTGGTCATCGCTTTATGTCTGGGCGCTTCTGTTGAGCGAGCTTGCCGGCGTGCTCGTCATCGACGAGGAAGTCGCCGCCTCGTTCATCGTCCAGCACTCGAAAGTGATCGAACGGAAGCGTGTTTAGCGTCGAGCAACATTTGGCGCAGCTTCCGCCAGAGATGCAGCGCACCGCGAAGCGCAATGCGGAATATTTTGCATTCGACATGCTACCGCCGCCGATTAGATCGGCACTGAATGACCTCGCGATCGGCACCGTCGAGTCGATCTCGTTGCAATGTCTCGCCGCTCTGCGAGCCGGCCGGGCCGAGTCCGACGTTCTGCAACAGCTGCACGTGCTTAACGCGCGGCTCTTTGGGAGAAAGCTATGACGACCACCACCGTGAGAATGTGCAATCCGGCCCTCGCCGGCGCGACGGTTCAATCGAGCAAGTCGCTCACGACCTATTCGGTCGACAGCAACGGCTACGTCAACGTGCCGTTCGCCGATGTCACATCGATGCTCGGCCAGGGCTTCACGTTCGGATTTACCGCGATCGTGAAGGCGTCCTTTCTCGCACCGCTGCCGGCCGATCTCACGACGGTCGTTAACGCGGTTACGCCGAGCAATGCGGCGCTCACGATCGCCGCGCAGCCGCCGCAAGCCCGCAAGTTGCAGATCCGCATCGTCATCGGTACCACGACCACGACCGCGATCACCGCGGGCAACCTGGAGCTCGTCGGTGTCGACCAGGATGGCAATGCGATCTCGGAAAACATCAGCCTCATCGAGAACGCGAGCGCGACGGTCAAGAGCAAGTGGGCCTATGCCTCACTAACCTCGGCGACGGTATCCGGCTATGTCGCGAGCGGCTCCGGCACCGGCAACACGGTTGGCATCGGGCCGTCCAATGACTTCGGCATCCCGACCGTGCCCGGCGTCGCAAACTTCACGCTCCTGAAGGCTACGAAGATCATCACTACCGTCACCGGCGGTGTCACCGCCTGGGCACGAGCCGTAACCGACGATACTGCCGCAAGCGCCACCGTCGATGCGACGGCGCGCACCGTGGCGCCGACCACCGCACCTGGCGTCGCCGGCATCAACGATTACGAGTTCACCTGCTCGCACACGCTCGGCGACTAACGCAGTCAAGTTCTGCCGTTCCGGCGCGGAAACTTGGTGCGGGCTTCTGGGCACCAGGCGCCCGTGATCTGGAATTGATCGGCGGATCGGCGGCCCCGCTGTTTACAGGCCAGCGGGGTCGCTTCCCTCTCTCGCGGAGTGCTCATGAGCTTCGATCTGAAATTCCCAATCGTGGGATTGCGCGCATTCACGCTGTCGGAAGACAAGACGACGATCGACGTCACCTTCGCGACTGCCGGCGATAGCGAAGTGAAGCTGTCGTTTCCGGTTGCTGTGTTCGAGCAGACGGCGACCGGTTTCAATAACGTGCAGTCATCGTTGCTGGCGCAAAGCGCAAACGACAAAGGCAAGATGGACGTCAATCTGCCGGTCACATGGGAAGTCGGCCGTGCGCCAGGTCGAGACCGAGCGCACGCGCGCCATGGCCAATCGCCAGTAATCGGGGACGATGAATGGCCGATCCGGTAGCGCGCGATTCAAAAGCGGCCGCGATCATTCCGCTCACGTCGCCCTATGACGTGAAGGTGAACCTTCGCACCAGCGTCGGCATCACGCAGGGCACCGGCGCCGATTGGTTCGGCCCGCAAAACCCGCTTGCGCCCATCGCTCCGCCGGAAGTGCGCGGCCGCGTCTGGGACTACCCGGTCAGTTTCAACACGATCGTTCGGCCCCGTGCTTACGAGGCCGTCGGCTTTGGCGAGCTGCGTGCGCTAGCGCAGACATACGATCTGCTCGCGCTGATCATCGAGACGCGCAAAGATCAGCTCTCGCGCATGGAATGGAATATCGTTCCGAAAGACGAGAGTATCGTCGAAGGCAAGACAAGCGCGCCCGCTGGGCTGGAGAAACGTTCCGCTCTCATCACGGCGTTTTTCAACCGTCCTGATCGCCACCACCGGTGGAATGATTGGCTGCGCATGGTGCTCGACGATGTGCTCATCATCGATGCGCCGACCTTGTTCTGCGAGCGATCGCGCGGTGGCCAGCTTATCGGCTTGCGGGTCGTCGACGGCGCAACCATCAAGCGCGTGATCGACGACTGGGGCATGACGCCTGAGCCGCCGATTCCGGCATATCAGCAGGTGCTTAAGGGCCTGCCGGCGCTCGATTACACGACGCGCGACATGCTCTACCGCCCGCGCAATCGGCGTGTGCATAAAGCCTACGGCTTTAGCCCGGTCGAACAGATCGTGATGACGGTCAACATCGCACTGCGCCGTCAGCTGTTCACGCTGCAATATTTCACCGAAGGCAACGTGCCTGAGGCGCTGATCGGCGCCCCCGACAATTGGACGCCAGAACAGATCGCCGCGTTCCAGGCCAACTGGGATGCGATGCTCGAGGGCAATCTCGCGCAGCGCCGTCACGCCAAGTTTGTGCCTGGCGGTGTCGGCAAGACCTTCATCCAGACCAAAGACCCAGAACTGAAGGGTATCTTCGACGAGTGGCTTGCGCGCATCACGTGCTACGCCTTCTCTGTCGACGTCGCGCCGTTCATCCAGGCGCGCGGGATGGGTGGCGGCAAGCAGGCCGAGAGTGCACACGACGCGGCGCTCGAGGAAGGCCTCGCTCCGCTTCAAAGCTTCGTTAAGGGATGGATCGACGACATCATCGAGAGTCCCGATGGCTTTGCCAGCCCGGATCTAGAATTCAAATGGAAAGACGACCGCGAGGTCGATCCTGAGAAACAGCAGACGATCTTGACTGGCTATGTCAAGTCGGCCGTGCTGTCAGTGAATGAAGCGCGCGATCGCCTCGGCGAAGATCCGGTCGATGATCCGGCCGCCGATGTTCCTATGGTGCAGACCGCGAACGGCTTCGTGCCGATCGGCGCGCTCACCGTCGAAGGCAAGCTCAACGCCATGCAGACGCTGGCGCCACAGCTTGTCGGGTCTGATGGCAAGCCGATTGCCGCGCCTGCAGGCGGAAAAGACGACGATGATACTGTAGGTGGTACAGGCGAAGAGCCCGGCGCAGAGGGACAGGCCTCGTCTGCCCCAAAGCCGCAATCAGGTAAGCAGCCGCCGGCAAAGGCGCCGAAGAAAACGCCCCCGAAAGCCGCCGACAAAGTCTTCGATCTGCGCGATATGCGGGCCGCGGCGTCGCTCAGCAAGGATGCGAAGCGCACGCTGTATGTGATGCGGCCGCTCACTAACGCTGACGACGTGATCGAATGGGCAAAGGCGCAAGGCTTCGGCAAAACGCTCACGCCTGATGACATGCACGTCACGATCGCCTTCAGCAAAGCGAAGGTCGATTGGAGCGACGCCGGCGACCACTTCGATACCTTGATCGTCCCGCGATCGTCCGAACAGAAGAACGGCCGACGCTCGGTGGAAAAGCTCGGCGACAAAGGCGCGGTCGTACTGCGCTTCGAGTCCGTCGAGCTGGCGAAGCGCTGGCAACAGTTCCGCGACATCGGCGCGTCATGGGATCATGATAGCTTCCGGCCGCACGTGACAATCACCTATCAGGGCGACGACGTCGATCTCTCGGCTGTCGAGCCTTACGATGGACCGCTCGAGTTCGGCGCTGAGCAATTCGCCGAAGTGAAAGACAATTGGCAAGACGACGTAACCGAAAAGGGGGCTGGTAAAACCGGCCGCCCTTTCGTCTTGGCAAAAGCGGCGAAGCGGATCGCCACGCTTCGCTACAATCGGCCAGCGATGCGCAAGGGCACGGTGGCCATGACGGCCGCGGTCGGCAAGGTGCTCAAGGCCCTCAGCGACGACGTAGCTGGTCAGGTTAAGGCCAAACTTAAGAAACTCGGCAAGGCCGACAGCGACGACGAGGATGGCAAGCCCGATCCCGTCGACGCAGCGGTCGCGCAATCGACCGCAAACACGATTGCGATGTCGCTAGATCTGAGCGGCATGGATGCTCTCGCTGCCGTGACGGAGGAAATGCTCACCGGCGTGGGCGAAGACTCTGCCCGCGGGATCCTCGCGCAGATCGGCGTCACGGATCAAAGCGATCTCGTCGACCAGGTCAATGAGCGTGTGGCCGCATGGGCCCGGGCGCGCTCTGCCGAGATGGTCGGCAAGCGCTATGACGCCGACGGCAACCTCGTCGACGCCAAGCGTGCTGAATATCGGATCGATGATGCAACGCGCGACATGATCCGCGCGAACCTAGCCGACAGCCTCGAAAACAATCTGCCGATCGGCGAGATCATCGACAGCCTGCAGGAGTCGACGGCGTTCTCGGCCGACCGCGCGGAGCTGATCGCGCGAACTGAAATAACCCGTGCCAACAATCAGTCCTCACTGATCGCCGCGACCGGAGCGCGCGACGGCCAGAATCTCGGCATGAAGAAGCTGTGGCTCACGGCCGGCGACGACCTCGTCGACGAGGACATCTGCGCGCCAAACGAAGACGACGGGCCGCTCGAACTCGAGGACGAATTCACGAGCGGCGACGATGCGCCGCCGGGCCATCCGCGCTGCAGGTGCACACTGGTCTACGACGTCGAGGAATAGGTCGATGACCAATTACGTGTGCACCTGGTGGGAACGCGTCGGCCAGACTGATTGGGTCGATTTGCCATCGGGGAAAGCGCGAGGCCGCACGACCATCTTTCGCAACATCGAGACCGGCGAACAGAGACTCGCCGGCGAGCTGCCGATCGGCGCGCTCTACTCGATCGAGCGCGCGCCAGATGCGCCGCCTAATGGTTGGCCGCCCACGGGCGCCGATGGTCTGTCAATCGCCTGCGTGTGCATCGGCAACAGCGGTCCTGACAGCCGGCATCACTGGTACATCGATTACCGCGCCAGCAATTGCACGAGGCCCGACGACAAGGATCATCGTTGCTGGGTGCGCAAGGGCACGTTCGGCAAAAAACTTACCGTCGGGAAAGACGGCAACACCTGCAGCGCGGGCGCTGGCTCGTTCTTCATGGATGACATGAAGTGGCACGGCTTCCTACGCAACGGCGTGTTGGTGCAGGGCTAAATGGGCCAGGTCAGCGCGAAGCTCAGGCGCGTCGATCGCGGTTACGCCCATTGGTGCCCGGGCTGCGAGCAGATGCACGTCATCTTCGACAATTGGCAATTCGACGGCAATCTGGCGAAGCCGACGTTCAATCCGAGCGTCAAGATCACGGGCAAAAAGACGGTCGTCGTCAACGGCCGGTGGACCGGTGAATGGGTCCGCGATGCGGCCGGAAATGCCGTTGACGATTGCTGCCACTACTTCCTGCACGCCGGCGAACTGAAATTCTGCGGCGATAGTCTGCACGTGCTCGCCGGGAAGACTGTGCCACTACCTGACCTACCCGAATTCGTCACGGACGAGTCCATCAATTGATGTGGCAGAAAAGACCGCAATCACACGCTCACCGGCGGCGCGCCGCTATGTCCAAAGGAGAACACTGTGGACAATCTTAGAATCTTTGTTCCGATCACCAAGATCGACGTCGCCAAGCGTCTCGTCTACGGCACCATGGCGGAAGAGGTTGTCGACAAGTCGAAGGAGATCTTCGATTACGCGACGTCGAAGCCGTTCTTCGAAAAATGGTCGGGCGAGATAGCGAAGAACACGGACGGCAAGAGCGTGGGCAATCTGCGCGCGATGCATCAGCCGATCGCGGCGGGCAAGCTCACCGATATCGTCTTCAATGACGATGCGCGCAAGATCGAGACATGCGCCCACGTGGTCGATGCGGCCGAGTGGGAGAAGGTCGACAAGGGCGTCTATACCGGTTTCTCGATCGGCGGCCGGTATGTGAAGCGCTGGGACGATCCGGGCCAGGACGGCGTGAAGCGCTATACCGCCGACCCGGCCGAGGTGTCGCTCGTCGACAACCCCTGCATCGCGACGGCGACGTTCTCGGCGATCAAAGCCGACGGAACGACCGAACTGCGCAAGTTCGTCACCGCGGCGCCGACCGTCGAGCCGCCTGCCGGCGTCGTCGCCGAACGCGCCATGAAGCTCGCCGCAGCCGGCGGCTCTAGCAAATGGCCGGACTTTATCGAGGCGGCACGCGCCGAGCTGATCGCAGAAGGCAGCGTCGGCAAGCTGAAGCACGGTGACGTTCCGGGCGATGATCAGGCGCGCCAGGTGATCGTGCATCCGGACCTCCCGGGCGAGATGTTCGATACCAAGGCGGCCATGCGCGATGCGCTGGCCAAAAAGGCCGGCACTGCCGCCGCGACAGCTGTTGCCGCTCCGGTTGTCGATGCGCTCAAAGGCCTGACGGTCGAACTCAACAAACGCGATGCGAAGATGACGGTGGCGCAGCTCGCAATCGCAACGACGGCCATCGTCCGCGCGCGCGATGACGCGCCGCTATTCGAAGGCGCCGTGAAGTTCTTCGCCGTGCAGCCCGATCATGACTTGTCGAAGCGTGTTGCGCTGTTGCCGCCGCTCACTGTCGGCGCCGACGGCAAGCCGGTCATCTCGGCCGATCTTGAAAAAGCCATCCGCGAATTTGCGGCCGATGTTGCCAAAGTCGGCACGCTCGGCAAGCGCGAATTCAGCGACGAGGAGCGGAAGAAATATGCCAAGGAAGGCGTGGCCATGAAGGATGGCGGCTATCCGATCCCCGACAAGGCCGCGCTGAAGGATGCGATCGATGCATTCGGACGTGCAAAGAACAAGGCAGCCACCAAGCGCCACATCATCAAGCGCGCGAAGGCGCTCGATGCCACCGATGAGTTGCCGGAGGATTGGCGCGGCAGCACCAAGGGCAAGAAAGAGAAAGATACGAAGAAGACAATCCTGGTCGCCGGCGCCAAGGGTGCGGTGACCAAAAACATGTTCTTCGTGCAAGGCATCGTCGGCCTGCTCGCGCAGCTAGAGCAGTGGGAGGAGGATTACGAATATCTCACGCGCTGGGGCGCCGCCGATCCGGAGCGGGAAGAGCTGTGTCGCGAATTCGGCACGGTGCTGGTCAACTTCGCGGACCTTGTTGCGGCCATCCTCGATCATGCCGTGAACGCGATCACGGCCGAGGAGGAAGCCGAGGCCGGCGAAAAAGTCGAAGACGTGATGGAGCGCGGTGCGACCATCATTGGCCTGCTGAAATTCGCGGCCGCGACTGTCCTCGCCAAGGCCGGCGCCCGCCATTCGAAGGGTGACATGGAGCTTCTGAACAAGGCACATGACACGCTCGTCGAACTCGGCGCCGAGTGCAAGGGCGGCGAAGAGGAAGACGGCGAGACCGAGAAAATGGCGAAGCTCAGCGCGCAGGTCACGACGGTCAGCGCTGAACGCGATGCGCTTGTGAAACAGTTCGGCGATCTCGTGCCGCTGCTCAAGGATATCAGCGAGCGCGTGATCCGCATCGAGGCTCAGCCTGCTGTCATCCCGCCGCGCGCGCTGTTGTCGATCGGCAAGAACGGCGAGGCAGTGCCGCTCGGTGGCGACAATCCGATGTCCGGCCTTGACGTCGACAAATTCCTCGACGGCCTCGACGACGCCAAGCTGAAGAATCTCGCGCAAGGCCTCATCAAACGCGCGCAACAGAATCCGATCTCGGGCTTCGGTCCGAACCGGTGATGAAATAGCGGCCGGGGACGGTCGCTCGCACTAAGCAACCATTCGAGAGACAGCGTCGGCAAGGCGCGCGCCGGGGACGGTGCGCGATCGAGCAGCTGCGCGCGCATCGCCGGCGACGGTGATTTGCGACGGCCCGGCACGCGATGACTCGATCCCACCAAACAAGGAAAACCGAAAATGGACGTGAACATCGTCAGGCAAACTCTGGAGGCGTTGAAGTCCTCGCAGAGCAAGCCGATCATGGATCCGCGTTTCGGCGAACTGGGCAAAGCGAGCACGTTCTCGCAGAGCGGCAGCGCCACGTCGGGTCTGACGTACTACGATCTCGAGCCGGGAGCGAAACTGCTCTATCCGGTCCTCACGCCGCTCCGCAACGAAATCCCGCGCGTACCGGGCAAGGGCGGCATCCAGGCAAACTGGCGGGCCATCACCGCGATCAATAGCGGTGGCGTCCGCGCCGGCGTCTCCGGCGGCAATCGCGGCGGCGTCATCGCCGTCACGACCCAGGACTATATCGCTGCCTATCGCGGTATCGGCCTGGAAACCAACGTCGACTTCGAAGCCGAGTACGCGGCCGAGAATTTCGACGACGTCCGCTCTCTTGCAGTTCTCAACGGCCTCCAGGCCCTGATGCTGCAGGAAGAGCCGATGATCCTCGGCGGCAACTCGACGGCCGTCGCTCTCGGCACCACGCCGACGCCGACGCTCGCCGACGTCGGTACCGGCGGCACACTCGCCTACAACACGCAGTTCAGCGTGATCTGCGTGGCGCTCACCCTCGATGCGGTCGTCAACGGCACCGTCGCGGGCGGCATCCAGGCGAATATCGTCCGGACCAATGCGGACGGATCGTCTGACACCTTCGGCGGTGGCGCAGCGCAGAAGTCGGCGAACCAAACCGTCACCACCGCGAACGACTCCAACAATACGCATTCGATCACTGCGTCCGTCACCAACGTCGTCGGCGCGCTGGGCTATGCGTGGTTCTGGGGCGCGGCTGGCTCGGAGCTGCTGGGCGCCATCACGTCGGGGCCGTCCTATACGGTCGCGGCGACGGCAACCGGCACGCAGACGGCGGCTTCTCTGCCGTCGGCCGACTGGTCGAAGAACGCTCTCGCCTTCGATGGCCTGATCTATCAGGCCTTCAAGTCGGGCTCGAACTCGTACCTGGCCAACATCGCCGGCACGCTCACCGGCGACAATGCTGGCGGTGTGACGCAGATCGACACGGCGCTGAAGTCCATGTGGGACAATTACCGGCTGTCGCCGGACACCATGTGGGTCAACTCGCAACAGGCTCTCGATATCTCGAAGAAGATTCTCGCCGGTGGCAGCACCGGCGCGCAGCGCTTCGTCTTCGAGATGAAGCCGAGCGACCTGGGCGGCGGCGTGATGGTGCGCACCTATCTCAACCGCTTCTCTATGGGCGGCGCGAAGGTGATCGACATCAAGGTGCATCCGAACATGCCGGCGGGCTGCATTCTGATGACCACGAAGGTGACGCCTTATCCCCTCAGCAATGTGGGGAACGTCATGCAGATCCGCAGTCGTCGGGAATATTACCAGATCGAATGGCCGCTCCGCTCGCGCAAGTACGAGTATGGCGTCTATGCCGACCAGGTGCTCCAGCACTATTTCCCGCCGTCGATGGCGGTCCTCTACAACATCACCGCCGGCTAATCCGGCTAGCGCGTAGAGCAACAAAGAAGCCGGAGCGGGTGAGATAATCCCGCTCCGGCGACGTTCCAGAAGAACTGATCAAACAAAACCAGGAGTGACCATGCGCGTACAAATGCCAGCGGCATTCACAGGCAATATCGGAATCGGCGGAATGGAATTCCGCGGCGAACCCGGTGGCCAGCTCGAAGTGCCGCAGAACGTCGCCGAGGAATTGATCCGCCATCACGGCGCGACACCGATCACGTTCACGCCCGATATTCGCGTTGTGCCTAAAGCCGAGGAAGTTCACCCCGCCTCTACTGCCGCGCCCGCTACAGTCGAGCCTGTTGCGCCGACTCCTGTTACGGCCGAGCCGGCGCCAGCGCCCCAGGTCCCGCCAGCTTCCGAACCTTCTCCGGCTGCCAGTCCTGCGCCGCAGATGACCGCCAGCGAAGTAGCGCCCGCCGTACCGCCGTCGCCGCCGGCTCAGCCGCAGTAAATAGCCGATGACTTCGCCGGCTGACCTCACGACGCTTGCCAATGCGAAGGCGTGGCTGTCGGGCAATCCGCCCGTCGGCTCGCAAGATGATGCATTGCTTGGGCGCCTGATCACCGAGGCCAGCCGGCTACTGCTGAGCACGATCTCCAGCCCGCCGCTTCAGTCGGCGAGCTACACCGATTATTACGACGGGATCGACGGCGATCGTTTGATGATGCGCCGCTTTCCGGTGACGGCGGTGACTGCGCTCAATGTCAACGGAAGCGCTGTGGCGATCGCCCCACCGCTGACCTCTGGGAATGTCTCGCCCGGCTATGCATTCCAGCAATGGAACGGCATCCCGCCGGCGCGGACGCAGCTGCTCTATTATCGTGGCGGCCGATTTCCTCGCGGATCGCAGAACATCGCGGTCACGGTCACGGCGGGATATTTGGTCGCGAGCGAGTCCCAGGTCGCGCTGTCGACAGCGAGCCCGGCCTATTCGTTTCCGGTCAATGCACCATACGGCCCATGGAATGCCGACAATGGTGTCGTCTATGCCAACACCGGCGTTGCTCTGACGAAAGTCGGCAGCGCTCCTGCCGTCGGACAGTACTCTGTAGTTGCGGGCGTCTATCAGCTGTCGGCGGCCGACGCCAATGCGCCGCTCCTCGTCTCATACAGCTTCACGCCAGCCGATCTCGAGCAAGCGTGCATCGAACTTGTCGGCGAGAGATATCGCTACAAGGGGCGGATCGGCATGGTGTCGGAATCGCAAGGCGGCCATATCTCGACATCGTTCACTCAGAAAGACATGAGCGACCACATCAAGTCGATCTTGAACCAATATAAAAACGTGGTGCCGCTCTGATAGTCATCCATCTGCGCCGGACAACCAGTCATCGTGGCCCGTTCAGGCAATTGCTGTGCGGGATCGGAGCGCGATATCTGCAAACGCCTGGTGGCACTCGCGCTATCTTGCCGCGATTTTGTTTCTCGATAGCGTGGTGGTCGCCATCTGTTGACGATTATCGGATCGTGACGATCTGGCCATTCGCCAACTATTTCGCGCCCGACCGATGCTGAACGTTTCGCTTGTCGGCGACAAAGAGGTCATCGCCAAACTGACGGCGATGCCTAACAAGGTGAAGGCCTCGCTCGAGCGCAAGGTTACTGCGCTGGCTTATCAGTTGCTCGCCAAGGTCAAGGGCAAGCTATCCGGTGAAGTGCTGAAAGTGCGATCCGGATTGCTGCGAGACAGCGCCTTCGAGCGTGTGCTCAGCACCGCGACGAGCGTCACCGGCCAGGTCGTCGAGCCTGGCAGCGTACCATACGCGGCGATCCACGAATTCGGCGGCACCATCAATGTGCCTGAGATCGTTCCCGTCAAAGCCAAAGCGCTGATGTTCCAGGCCGGCGGCGCGACGGTGTTCGCCGCTCGCACGCGCGCTCACACAGTGACGATGCCGGAGCGTTCCTACATGCGATCGTCGCTGGCCGACATGGAGCAACAAATCCGCGAAGGTCTGAACGAGGCCGTCCGCGAGGGCTTGGCGCTCAGATGATGAATTCGCGCGGCACGGTCATGACCGCGATGTTCACGGCGCTGCAGGCCGTCGCCAGTTTTCAGACGACGGGCAGGCGGATCGTGCTGCCGCGCAATATGAGCGACGTCGCCAAGCCGGCGATGTTCATGATCGAAGACGACGAGGACTATTCGTACAACGGCACGCTGCAGAAGGTGACGCTGAAGGCCGACGCGTGGATCTACACGGCGTCGGGCCTCGATCCGAATGCGACGCCGTCGACCGAGCTCGACACGATCTTGGATGCGCTCGATGCGGCGCTGAAGCCGCCCGGTAACGAGCCGTTCTTTACCCTCGGTGGCCTCGTCTACTACGCCCGCATCGAAGGCCGCGTTTTCAAGGATCCCGGTGATCTCACCGGGTTAGGACTCGCGATCGTCCCGATCGCAATTCTCGCCCCATAGGAGCAAACCAGATGAGTGACGCTTCCCCCACTGCAACGTCGGCTGCCGCACCTGCACCGGCTGCATCGACCGCGCCGGCTCAGCCCGTCGCGCCGGCGGCCGCGGCAACCATCACGCCGGCGCCTGCCCCGGTCCCGGTCGCGCAGCCGACAACCTCGCCTGTGACTGAAGTGGCTCAGAACGCGGAAGCGGCCGCTGCCTCTGTCGAAGGCGGCGCGGCGCGGATCATGAACGAGATCGAAACTTGGTTTGAGCAGCACGTTGCGAGCGTGCGCACGACCGTCGACGAACTCAAGGCGCGCCTGGCGAAGGCGCTCTAACCGCCGCGCCTTTGCTCTGATCGCGCGCCAATCCTCACAAGGAGAAGACTCCGATGACCTCACCGGCACTTGCAAGCTTTGGCGCCGGCCGCCTCTATGTCCAAAACACGGACATCGTGCCGGCGACGCCGCGCGAATTCGGATTGCTGCAAAGCTGTGACTTCGATTTCAGCTTCAGCACGAAGCCGATCTTCGGCACCAACCAGTTTGCCGCATTCGTCGCGCGTGGCGAGGCGAAGTGGGGCATGAAGGCTAAGTCCGGGCTGATGTCAGGCGGTGTCATCAATGACATCTTTTTCGGGCAGACGCTTGTCGCCGGGCAGACCGCATTGCAGGCGGTCGAAGCGCACACGGTGCCGGCGAGCTCGACGTATACAATCACGCCGACCGCGCCTAGCTCAGGCACCTTCGCCTCCGACCAGGGCGTCAATTACTCAAATGGCATGCCGCTTCAGCTGGTCGCATCGGGGCCGACGGTGGGGCAATATTCCCAGTCCGCCGGCGTCTACACGTTCGCGGCCGCGGATGCGAGCGCGGCTGTGGTCATCTCGTACACCTACACGTTCACGAGCGCGGGCCAGAAAGTCGCGATCACCAATCAGCCCCTCGGCACCACGCCGTTCTTCTCCGGCGTGTTCCGCAATCGCGATCCTCGATCGGGGTTGTTCACCACGCTCGTCATCAATCGCATGACGAGCTCAAAGCTGACGCTCAACAGCAAGACGAGCGATTACGAGATCCCCGAATTCGACTGCGAAATCATGGATGACGGCACCGGCAATATCGGCACCATGTCGTTCGGCGACTTGTCATAACGTCTGAGGCTTTCCAGGAGCACTTCACGACATGGCGAACAAGTACATCACTGAAGCTGAGCTGAACAACGCGCCCTCCATAAAAATTGGGGGGCGCGAATTTCATATTCCGCGCCTGGCGCTCGCGCAAAACCGCGTCGTCATCGACAAGCTGTCGACGATTCTGCCGATCATCGGCCGGATGGAACAAGTCGCGCAGAGCGAAAATCCGTCGACCGAGATCGAGAAGGCGCTAAGAGGCGGCTTCTTCGGTATCGATGCAGAAGCATTCGCCAACATGTGCGACGCAATCTATGCGGCGGTCACGCGCGGCTATCCGGAGTTCACCCGCGAGCAGTTCGAGAATGAGCTGGCGATCGGCCTGGACGAAGTCATCATCGCCCTCCCGGTGGTCATGGCGCAGAGCTTCGCCTTCAAGAAGAAGGGGGCCAGCCAGGCGGACGGCGCGCCGGGGGAATCCATTCCGGTGCCGGCAACGACGGCGCCGGCACCGCTCCAGTAGCGCTCGACTGGGATGCGCTTATCGTCAGCATATGCCGGACGATGGGTTGGACCTGGGATTACGTCGAAAACTCTGTCACGTGGCCTCGTCTCAAGGCGATCGACGATAGCTGTGACGTTGTTCCACCAACTTACGTGATGACGGCCTTCCTGGCATTCCGTCAGGGCTACAAACGACCGCTCAAATTGGTCGACTTGCCGGCTGGCGCATTCGAGCGCGCCAAGGCTGAAAACGCAGACTGGTTTGCCAATCCAGCGCGGTTCTTCGAACCGTCGGATAGTAAGCAAAGTATCAGGATCGACGACAATGTCTGACGACATCACGCTGCAATTTGGAGCGTCGGTTGAGGGCGCGACTGCGGCCATCGATTCGCTAAAGGGAAAAATAGAGGGCTTTACCAGTCCGATTAACGAGCTGTCTGGCAGCCTGAAGGAACTAGGCGAGATCGTCATCGCGGCATTCGCGATCGAAAAAATCGCGGACTTCGCCGCGCGCATGGCCGAGGTCGGCGAGGAGGTTACCAGGACGTCGGCCATGCTCGGCGTGTCGGTCAAAGACACGCAGGAGCTTGGTTTTGTGGCCGAGGTCACCGGCGGCTCCGCGGAGAGCATGGCGCGCACGCTGGAGCGGCTTCAGGTCAATCTCCAGCGCGCCAAGGATCCAACATCGGCGCAGGCGGCTGCTCTTCGCGAACTTGGTCTTTCCGCCCAGCAGATGCTCTCTGTGCCGATCACGGAGCAAGTCGGCCTTTTAGCCGATAGCTACAAACGCTTGAAGGACGAGGGCATCAACCCGACGACATTGGGCCTGCAGCTGATGGGCCGACAGGCGGCCGGGTTGACGCCTGAACTTGAAAAGGGCCGTGACGGCATCAATGAGCTGATGAAGGCCGGCGAAGACGCCGGCGCGATCCTGACGGACCAAACGGTCGCGGCGCTGACCGATCTCGCGGAGCACGACAACATTGCAGGTGCGTCCGCACGGGGCTTGGGCGCCACGATCGTCGGTGTACTCGCGCCGTCCTTCTCCGGAATGGTCAAAATATTCACCGACGTTTCGGCGGCAATCAAAAAATCGATCGACGATGGCGGAACTTGGAAAGTCGTCTTTGAGGTTGTCGCCGCCGCCGTGGATCTGGTCGACATTTCCTTTGCCGTCGCGATAGCGACTGTTGAGTCGTTTTGGGAGCTGACTAAGGCGGCAGCGAAAGATATCGCTGCTCTTTGGCAGGCGACCGGTCGCGTCATGTACGACGCCTTCACGCTGAATTTCTCGGACATGAAGGGCGCCTGGAGCGATCTGCAGACGCATCTTCAGGACAACGCTAAGACGATGCTCACCAATATCGGTGGCATCGCCAAGAAAGCTGCCGATGAAATCAGAACCGCTCTCGGCACGGTCGAGGCGCCAGACATCAAGGCCAACAAGCCGCCGCCTGGCCCAGATAAAGACGCGTTGAAGGCTGCAGCCGAGCAATATAGCGAGCTGATGAAGCAGGCTCAGGAGCAGGCCAGCACCGCCATCAAGCTCGCCGACACCGCGTTTAATTCGACGAAGGAGCATCTCGCGGCCGAAGTGAAGCTTCATGAAATGACGCAGAGCCAGGAGACGATGGCACTCCTCGCGGCGCTCGATCAGAAGCGATCGGCCCAAGAGCAGGCGATCACGGCCGAAGTTGGCGCCGAGATGGCCGCTGTTCAGCAGAAGCTCGCCCTCTATGCCAAAGGCACGGCCGACTGGCAAAAGGCCGAGAACGAAAAAACCGAGATTCTTCAGAAGTCGATCGATCAGCGCAAGGAGCTTGAGGCCAAGTATTTCGCCGATCGACAGAAGATCGTCGACCAAGCCGCCGAGAACGACGCCAAGGAATGGAAAGCCGCCGGCGATGCAGTCGCTGGCGCGCTCAATTCTCAGCTGCTCAAGATGCTGCAGGGCAAGGAGACATTCGCGCAGGCGAGCAAGCAGGTTGCCGCTGATCTCGTGCTCGACGAGATCAAGAATCAGATCAAGCTTACCGCCGAATATTTAGCCGACATCGCCCGTCGGCTTGCCGCCCATATCGCCGCCGAAACTGGAATGACGGCCGCTAGCGTCGGTGGCGATGCTGCCCGTGCCGCATCAGCAACCGCCTCCGGCCAAGTCAGCATCCTCGAGACGATCGGCAACGCGATCAAATCGATCTTCGCGTCTTCCGGTCAGACCGCTGCCGAGGTGACGGCCGCGGTCGCTCCAGAATCCGGCCCGGCCGCGCCGGCGATCGGTGCAGCCGCTGGAGCATCTACGCTTGCCGGCGGCATGAGCTTTCTCGGCGGCTATGCGACAGGCTCCTGGGGCCTGCCCGACACCGGTTTCTATCTCGGCCACAAAGACGAAATCGTCGTGCCATCGCAGGGCGGCGTTGCTGATGAGATGCGATCAGCGTTGCGCGGCGGCCGCGGCGGTGTCGGCGACACACATCTGCACGTGAACGCGCTGGACTCGACGGACGTTGAGCGGTTCCTCAACGACAACGCGCACAAGATCGGAAAGAGCCTCAACGACTGGCGCCGGCGCGGCGGTCACCTCGGCCTGCGAACAGCACGATAAGGTGCAGCGCCGATGACGACGCCTCCGTCACTGCCGACAGTGAAAGGCCTTACCTGGTCACGTCATAAGAAGCCGAATTTTTCGACCCGTGTAGCAATGCATGTGTCTGGGCGTGAGGTCCGCGTCGCGTTGCAGCCAAACGCTCTTTATGAATTCGAGGCCAAGTACGGAGGACTGACGTCGGCCGCGAGCGGCGGCGCTGCGCAGGGCCTGACGGCATCATCGCTGCAAACGATGATGGGCTTCTACATGCAGATGCAGGGACAAGCGAACACGTTCCTGTATAGCGATCCAGACGACAACACTATCGCGGCCGGCCCGATCTGGACCGGCGACGGGACGACGCAATCATTCGTCATCGGCCGCACACTTGGTGGTTGGAACGAGCCGGTGTCATGGGTCACCGGAATCACGACCGTCTATTTGAACGGCGTCGCGCAATCGTCGGGCTCATGGTCGTTTACCGCGCCGAATTGCATCGTCTTCGCGGTGTCGCCAGGTGCCGGCGTCGCCATTACTGCCGACTTCACCTTCGCATTTCAGTGCCGGTTTCTCGAAGACGATATGGACTTCGAAGAAAACATGTCGACGCTGTGGAAGCTCGACAGCATGAAGTTTCGCAGCGTGAAGGCCAACACGCTCCCGGCGCCGGTGCCCGCGCCGACGGTCACCGGGATCTCACCATCGAGCGGGAGCACGAGCGGCGGCGCGTCCGTCACGGTCACCGGCACATTCTTCATCGGCGCTACTGCGGTCAGCATCGGTGGTGTCGCGGCAACTGGCATCACGGTCGTCAACAGCACGACCATCACCTGCACTACCGGCGCACATGCGGCGGGTGTCGTGAATGTTTCGGTGACGACGCCCAGCGGAACGGGCACCGGCACCAATCTCTACACGTACGCGCTGCCATTGCTGCTCGACAGCATCACGACGGCCGCCACGGCTGCATATTCCACACGCAAGTTGCGCGCGGCATATGCAGGATATGCAATCAATGTGCGCCGCTCATCGGATAATACTGCGCAAGACATCGGCTTCTCGGCCGCCAACGATCTCGACACCGTCGGGCTGCTCGCCTTCGTCGGCTCCGGTAACGGCTTTGTCACGAAGTGGTACGACCAGAGCGGCAACGGCTACGATCAGAGCCAGTCTACGGCCGGCAATCAGCCGCAGATAGTCTCATCCGGCGTCGTCATCACGACAATCAACTCGATCCCGTCCATTCAGTTCAACGGCACGTCGAGCAAGCTTGCAAATGCAAGCGCGCCGCTCAGCGATTACGTTTCAGCCGCGGCTTATAGCGCACTCGCCCTGTCCCGGCCGACCGCCGGCTCGGGGTCGTATGGGGCTGGATCGGCGCCAGGCATTTTTGGCGACGTCAATCAAGAATACTTCTTCCACGGCTTCAACGGCTCAGGATTCGTTGCAGCGCATTATAACAGCGGTCAATATGAAGCTGATGTTGCCGCGACATATCCGAATGTGCTGGTCACGACGGCGCAGTATGACGGTTCTCACATAAACGGCTATGTCAATGGCGGTTCCGGTACGTCTACATCTGCGCCCAATATCAGCATCGTGACACACACTTGCGGCATCGGAAACATTTATTCGAGCTATTACTTCGCCGGGGCGATTGCTGAATTTATTACTTTCAACGTCGCTCTCGCCAAGGCTGATGAAAACACGCTCGGCGCTAACATGGCTTCGCGCGGTGGTGTTTCGTGGACGACGATCCCATGAATTATCTGATCTTTTCCGATGCTGCCTCTGCGGCGACGCGCAATCATGCGATGGCCCTGGCCCAAGGCGCGGGAGGGCCATCCGACACGACGCAATATTGGTGGGCATCGCAGGATCATCCGACCGACGGCCGGTGCGCCTTATCGATCCCAGATGTCGATCAGTCGCTGCTCTCGCCCAGTGAGGCGGCGGCGCTTGTCGCGGCTCTATCCAGCGATTGGACGGTCGCCCCGGTGCGCGGCTAATCCTGCCGCGCTATGATAAGTGATGAACCTCGCCGAAAAGCTCGCTGCGGCCGCGGGACGTCCGTCCGGCTTTGATTATCTCCGTATCGCGCTGGCTCTCGCTGTCGCCGCGATCCACATTCCGTATCTGACGTACGGCACTGAACTCGACGCGACGATCGCCGGTTCAGCGCTCCCGCCGTTGGGTAAGGCTATCGCGTTCGCGCTTCGCCCGGCGACGGGCGCGGTCCTCCCGATGTTCTTCGCGCTGAGCGGCTTTCTGGTCGCCGGAAGCCTGGAGAGATGCCGAACCTTGCGCGCCTTCGTCGGGTTGCGGCTTCTGCGTATCTTTCCGGCGCTGGCTGTAGAGACAGTGATATCGGCGCTGATCGTCGGGCCGCTGTTCACGCATGCCACCATTTCGGATTATTTCGGCGATCCGCTATTCCGCCGATACTTTCTCAACATGACGGGCGATCCGCAATATTTCTTGCCCGGCGTGTTTTCTGATGCTGCGCAAGACAAGGCGGTGAATGGCCAGCTATGGTCGGTGCCCTTCGAGCTTCTCTGCTACATTGCAATCACGGCGATGGCGATGATCGGCATCCGGCGCTGGCCCACGTTGACACCCGCATTGACCGTCACCTCGATTGTCGTATTCGCTGGCCGGCAATTCGCGGTGCATGGTGACGCTTCGTATGTGCCGCCTGGTCTTCTCTTGGTATGGAGCTTCCTTGTCGGCGGATCGCTCTACTTTCTGCGATCGCGTACACCTTGGTCACCCGGGCTGGCGATCGCCGCGTTAGCACTAACCGCGTTGAGCCTATGTGAAGGCTATTGGAATTATCTGCTTCCATT